TGGTATTGAAAAAGGTAAAGCTAAGAAACTTGAAAAGCTGATTAAACCAGACCCAAAAACCATGACCGAAGAACAAATGGCTGAAATTAAAGCTAGAGTAGCCGCTATGTTGCCAGAAGAGTTAGAATCAATCAAAAAACAAATTGCTGAACATAAAGCGTTGGCAAACTTGTATGATAAGAAACAGTTACCTCTTAAAATTCTTGCTAACTCATGGTTTGGTTCATATGGTGCGCCATATATCTTTAACTGGGGTGATACTGACTCTGCTGAAGAGACAACATGTCGTGGTCGTCAATACTTACGTTTGATGGTTCGTCACTTTACTGAAAAGTATGGTTTCAGACCGTTAGTGATGGATACTGATGGTTGTAACTTAGCAGCGCCAGATAATATCGATGAATTTAAATATGTTGCTAAAGGTTCACATTGGAAAACAGAAGAAGACGGTGGTAAAGAATTAACTGGTTTAGAAGCTGTGTTGGCTGAATTCAATGAAAACTTTATGGAAGGTCGTATGGGGTTGGACTTAGATGATATCTGTAATTCAACAATTAACTTTGCTCGTAAAAACTATGCTAACGATATAGGTGGTAAAATCAAGTTGGTTGGTAACTCAGTTAAGTCTAAAAAAATGTCTGTGTTTATCGAAGAGTTTTTAGGTAAAGGTATTAGAATGTTATTGGATGGTGATGGTTATTCATTTGTAAAGTTCTATCATGAATACGTAGATAAGATTTATAATTATCAAATTCCGCTTGTTAAGATGGCTTCAAAAGCAAAAGTGAAGTCAACCATTGCTGATTACAAAAAGAAGTCTCTAACAAAGAATAAAGCTGGTAATCCGATGCCTAAACAAGCGCATATGGAATTAGCAATTAGAAGTAACTTAGATGTTACTTTGGGTGACGTATTATATTACATAAACACTGGTTCTGCTAAATCTCATGGTGATTTAAAAACAGTTGAAAAGAATAAGATGACCAAAAAAGAAAAAGATGCTTATTTTGCTGAACATGGTACTTTACCAAAAGTTGAAAAGGTTACAGAACTTAATTGTAAGTTAATTGACCAAGATACTGTTGAAAAAGATTTTGAAAACATTAAAGAAATGGAGATGCTTAAAAAAGCGTTAATTACATTAGCTGAAAATGGTAGTAAAGATAGTGAAGAGTATCAAAATATTGAAGCTAGAATTAAAGATATTGATGAGTCTTTATATACTGATGAATATAATGTTGCACGTTACTTAGAAGCGTTTAATAAAAAAGTTAAACCACTTCTTGTTTGTTTCCACCCAGATATTCGTTCAAAAATATTATTGGATATTGTTAAAGTTAAAGATAAAACAACTAAGAAAACTACTGAACGTTTAAAAGATAGAACTATCTTTACTAAAGGTGAATGCGAATTAGTTTCTGGTATGCCATTTAAAGAATCAGACCAAGATTCATATGAAGACCTTATGAGAATGGAAGATAAAGAAATCAAATTCTGGGATAAAGTAAATAAAGTTCCAAATAATATGGAAGTTGAAGAGTGGGAAGAAATAAGAGCTGATTACCATGAAAGAATGAGAATTGCTAAAGAAGAAGGAGTTAAACATGAAAAAGAACAGTTGGATAAATTATTTAAACATTTAGAGGTAAATCATTTAAAAAATATTAGAACTTATGGTGATTTAGGTGTTGAAATTTTAACTATTGTTGGTGTTTATGATGGAGGTTCTGGTATGTTAATTTCTAGAAAATGGGGCGAACCGCTTTATCATATTACAGACGCTTTTAAATATGAAAAAGAAGCGATTGAACGAGAAAAGTATTACAAACTCAACGGTAAAGATAATGATGATGATAGATATGAACAATGGTTAGATTATATCACTGAATTCGAAATAATGACTGGTAAAACTAATAATTATTCAGAATACATAGATAAAGAACCATGCGATATTGACCCAACAACTGAAGAACTAAATGTTAACGTAATTGTTGAAGGGGTTCGTAAGTTAGAAACTGAACTTTTTAATAACGTTAAAGTAGAAGTAAAACCTAAACGTAAATATTCTGAAAATGAAGAAGAAGATGATGATGAATTAGAAGAAGATGAAAATGGGAACATTATTAGAAACGATGAAGAATTACTTCTTGATGATGAATATGATGATACTTTTGGTGAGATGCCAGATGAATTACTAGAAGAATTGGCTAGTATAAACGGAATGGATAAAGAAGCGGAATTGCAAGTAAAAGAAGAGGAAGAAGATGAGTGGGGATTCTAAATAACAAAGGGGCTATTAAGCCCCTTTTTTATTTTAATATACCCAGAACCCTAGTGGTCTGTATTTTAGCGTTTTGTTTAAGTTTTCAGCTTCGTTAGCGCCTCGTTCTAATTGTTTTGTTGATGATAATCTTTCTAATCTAGCGTCAAGTCTTTCTAACACTGCTTTTTTCTCTTCATTACCTTCAGATAATAATGAATCGTAATCCATTGTCCTTTCTGCGCCTTCAACACCTACAATACCACCAAATTTACCTCTAACTCTACCTAGTGTTCTTTTACCTTCAGCAATAAACAATTGACGTACTAGTGTTTTTGTTGGTTCATTAAAGTCTGCATAATCTAATTTAGATAGTGGAACTTGGTTAGGCATTTTGATAATGTCTGGATTATCTTTTCTACATTGGTCAACGTTATCTGGATTTGTGTCATAATAGAAATACCATACTTGACAACCAGTTAAATTAATTGCACTACCAACACCACCAATACCTTGTCCAAAAGATAATTTAGAACCTGGAGTGCTAATCAAGTGTAATAGTTTTGTACCGTCTGGTCCAGCTGTTATTTTATGAACCAATTCACTTCTTACGATACGATTTTTTAAGTTCATATCAGCAGCAGTTAATAAAATATCAAATGCTGGTGCAATATAATAACCAGAACGAGCAAAACCAGGTCCGCCAGTACCAACACCACCACCTATTTGTGAAAATCCACCACCAAATCCATAGTCAATACCACCATAGTTAGCTAATAACGCTTGGCTAGTTGCTGGAGGTGTAATCCAAAGTACTTCATTTATTTCACGACCAGCTGGTATTTGATATACTTGTCTTCCAGATTCAAGAGTCACAAAATCTTTTTTAAGTTCCCATGGGCCTCTAGTTTGTAAACCAACTTGTTTTGAATACGCGTAAGTGTATTGTGTCATGAAATCAAAATTTCTAACACTCAACGCAAACGCCATATCCAACGTATCTAAATTTTGACCAATCAATGATTGCCATTGATGTTCAATCAACCATTCTTGAACGTATTGAGCATAATCTTCAATACAAATTTCAAGAAGAGTACATAATTGTTCATCTGTTAATTCAATTTGACGAGTTGGTGCACCTAATGAATGACGCAACTGTCTGAATAATTTTTCTTTATCGTCTAAACTAACTCCCATAATTTATTTATTTACTTATAAATATGAGAATAAACACAATTATGCTAAAAATTTCTTTGTTAATTCGTAACTTAATCGCTACCTAACTCGTATTTTATAAAAATAATGGATATTTATATTAAAATAAAAATAATGGATAAATTAAAATTTATAAATAAGGCTATATTAATACATAATAATAAGTATGATTATTCGTTAGTGGATTATAAAAGAATTGACTCAAAAGTTAAAATAATATGTAATATTCATGGTGAATTTGAACAGACACCACATCATCATATTTATAGAAAACAAGGGTGTAATAAATGTGGTTATATTAATATTAGTAAAAACACCAGAAAAAATAAAAACGTTTTTGTTTCTGAAGCTAAATTAATACATGGTGATAAATATGATTATTCATTAGTTGACTATGTTAACGCAAAAACCAAAGTTAAAATAATATGTAAAACTCATGGTGTGTTTGAGCAAACACCAACAAATCACCTAAATGGTCAAACATGTGGTAAATGTAACGGTTTAAATAAAACAACCAATGAGTTTATAAAACAAGCTAAGTTAATACATAACAATAATTATGATTATTCATTAGTTGATTATTATGATACTAAAACTAAAGTTAAAATTATATGTAATAGTCATGGTATGTTTGAACAAACACCAAACCAACATTTAACATTAAAACAAGGTTGTCCAAAATGTGTTGGTAAGAATAAAACAACTAATGAATTTATTAATGAGGCTAAATTAAAACACGGTGATAAATATAATTACACTAAAACAATATATAAAAAATCTAAAATTAAAATAGATATAATATGTCCAAACCATGGTTTATTTAAACAAACACCAAATATGCATTTAAAGGGTCAAGGTTGTCCTATTTGTAAAGAATCAAAAGGTGAAAAAACTATTCGTGAATTGTTGATTAAAAATAATATAAATTTTAACCAACAACATACTTTTTTTGATTGTAAAAATATAAATGTTTTACCGTTTGATTTCTATTTACCAGACTATAATACTTGTATCGAATACGATGGGATACAACATTTTAAACCAGTTAATAGATTTGGTGGTGAAAAAGGTTTTTTATTGACTAAACAAAACGATTCAATAAAAAATAATTACTGTTTAGTCAATAAAATAAACTTAATAAGAATACCTTATTTTGAAGATATTACATTTCATTTAAAAACTTTATTACCAGTAAACTAGCTTCTTCGATACTTTTAAACGAAACATTTGGTACCAATAATTGGTTACCAACCTTTATGATAGGAACTTCATCAGCTTTTGAAACTTCCCTAACTTTTTCAAACTCTTCAGTGTTTTCATCTAGTTCAATATCGACATCTCTAAATTCGACACCTTCGTTTGTTAAAATTTCTTTTAATTCTGTGCAATAAGGGCACCCTTTAAAACCATAAATTGTTACCATAATAATTAATCTATTAATTGTTCTGCTAATAAAGCAGTTATTTCATCCTCTGTTATTGTTTTTTCACCCATAATGGTTGAAATTATATCTTTTTTGTTTCTTAACATTTCCCACATTCTAGTTGAAATGCTATTTTCAAATAATTGATAGTAAACGTTAACGTCATTATTTTGACCTATACGATACGCACGGTCTTCAGCTTGCTCATTGTTATAATGATAAATATTTTTAAAAAGAAAGTAAATATTATTCACTTTTTTAATAATATTAATATATTTATTAATGTGGGTACAATGTTACCACAAATAATAGTTTAATTAAATTAATTAAAATGAAAGAAACGGAAATAAAAATTAGAATAAATTCTGAACTTAAACGTAAGTTTAAAAATAAATGCAAAATTGAATCTTTATCAATGAGTGATAAAATAGTTAATTTTATAAATGATGATATTAATTGTATAGAAGATGGTGTTTATTTAGCACAAGAAAAATCAATTAGAATATTATTAACTAAAATGGTATTAAATAAAATTTTAAATAATGGATTATTCGAATTTACTGACACACTTAAAAAAGTTTTAGAAGATGCATTAAAAGAGAATTTAGGTTTTGAAACCATAGTGTCAGATATATTATTTAATAAAGAAAATAATATGACTTATGGTTATGTTCAATTTTACTTAGAAGATTCAACACCATATAATATTGATTTCACAGTTATTCCAAATGCAAAGTAAAATATGTACTAAATGTAATATTGAGAAATCAATTAATGAATTTCACGTTAATAAATTAGGTAAAGATGGTTATCATTGTCAATGTAAAGAATGTAAAAATAATTATAAAAAAGAATATAATCAAAAAAACCAAGATAAAAGACGAGAATATGGATTAAAAAATAAACACGTTGGTTTATGGAGAAGCGTTCTTAAAATGTCATTATGGCGATTAAACACCAAAAAAGAAGGTTATACTATAGACCTTCTTGGTTACTCTGCCTTAGAATTTAAAGAACATATTGAACAGTTATTCACAGAAGGTATGTCTTGGGATAACCATGGCGAGTGGCATGTTGACCATATTAGACCAGTAAGTAGTTTTGATACAACTGAGCACCCTAGTGTTGTCAATGCATTGGAAAATTTAAGACCTATGTGGAGTACTACTAGGGTGATTAATGGTGTTTATTATGAAGGTAATCTAAATAGAAATAAAATTAAACGTAAAAAGTTATAATTCACCATCTAATATTTTTTGAATTAACAAATCAGTTTCATCTTCTTTTGATGCATTATCAACACCTAATATTGTGTTAATTACTTGTTTTTTTTGTTTTAAAGTTTCCCACATCCTAACTGAAATCGTATCTTCAAATAATTGATAATATACATTAACGTCATTATTTTGTCCAATACGATACGCTCTATCTTCTGCTTGTTCATTATTACCAGTAACCCAATCAAACGAATTAAATATAACAACAGTTGCTTCAGTCAACGTAATACCAACACCAGCACTTTTTATGTTTCCAACAAAAACTTTTACTTTTTCATTGTTTTGGAATTGGTCAACTGAATGTTGTTTTTTAGCTGATGACATTGGACCGTTATGTTTAACAGCTGCCTTACCAAAATGATTCGCAATTATTTCTAATTCATCTGAAAATGATGTAAACACAATTACTTTACGTCCCATTTCAATAGCGTTCTCAACCATTTCAATTGTGTATGGAATCGCTTCGTTAGCAATGAATTGTCTTAATAATATAAGTTCAACCAAATCTTTTTGTGATTCGTTTGTTCTTTTGCCTTGTTTCTTTTTCAATTCAACATATTCATCCCATAGTTTATCATACATTCTCCAACCGTTTTTATCTAGTTGATGATACATTGGAGTAACTATTTTGTCTGGCATGTCTATAGCGTCAGTCTTTAAACGTCTTAATAATATGTTTTTTGTTTTGTTTGCTAATTCTTCTAAATTACTAGCACCATCTGTTATCCATATTTGCTTTCTTTGGCCGTTTTTAAGCGTTCTAAAGAACTTTTTACCTTCACAGTATCTTACTGCATAGTGTTTCCAATTATCTGCAATAGGTGACTTAATTATCTTTAAAAGATTAAAAAAGTCCATAGGTCTATTTGCGACTGGAGTACCAGTAAGAAGCCATACTTTTGGTATATTATGCTTGACGCATAAATCAACCATGATTTTACCTCTGATACTTTCATTATTTTTTAAATTATGTGCTTCATCGACAATACATAAATCAAATTTTTCATTAACCATATCTTTAATCAATATAGGTTCTTTTTCGCCTTCTTTTAGTTTTTTTGTAGGTGGTAAAGTATGAAAGTTTTTAAGTATGTCAAAATTTATTATTGTAAATTTATTTGAATCCCATTTCTTCCCATCAACAATTGTTGTTTCATCGCAAAATACATTTATTTCACGCTGCCAGTTTATTTTTGTTGATGATGTGGTAACTATAAGGATTTTTTCAGCACCACTTTCTAGTGCAGCAATAATTGATTGCATGGATTTACCTAAACCCATGTCGTCTGCTAATATACAACCATTTCTAGATAATAAAAATTTAATACCATCTTCTTGGTGTTTGTATAATGTTTTACCGTATTTACTAAGTATTTCATTATATTTTGATAAATCTACATTCACATCAATTGGTTCAAAATAAGGGTCATCAGTTACTTGTGTTTTTGGTAACCAATACATTTTTGATTCCTTTTGGTTTTGCTTTAATTTACCATAAATATGAAAACTTTTATCTGTATCTGCTAATATAAATTCAATAAGGACTTTTTCTGGTATAAATGACAAATCATCTAACTTTTTAAGTTCCTCACCTAAATAAGGTGTAATACCTATTACTCTATTAATATATTGTGGTTCTTTATCGTGATTATCTACTATATATCTAGATTGATTCTCTGTTAATTGAATCTTTTTGTTTTTAATGAATTCATTTTTAAGCTTTTTAATATACGGATTTATACCATCATAGTCTTCCAATAAAGACAACGCTGAATGGCTTTTTAAATCATTAATATCAATCACTTTTATTTGTCAATTTAAACAATGTTATTATATTTAAATATAATAAAATTTTAAATAAAAATCAATAGTTGTGATTATTATTTATTAGATTAATATTTATAATAAAAGATATGGAAAATAACAAAATAACACCGATTACACGTATTAACAAAATATGATTATATATAAAACAACAAATTTAATTAACAATAAATTTTATATTGGTCAAGATTCTAAGAATAACCCAGAATATTTAGGTTCTGGGACTATTATTAAAAAGGCTATCAATAAATATGGTAAAGAAAATTTTAAAAAAGAAATATTAGATATTTGTTTAGATAAAGAAGAATTAGATATAAAAGAGATATATTGGATAAAAGAACTAAAAAGCATTGAGAATGGTTATAACATTTCATCTGGTGGTAATGGGTGTTTAGGTTGTAAACAAAGTGATGAAACAAAAGAAAAAAGAAGATTAAAAAACATTGGGGATAAAAATCCAATGTATGGTAAAACTTTATCTAAAAAAACCTTAATAAAAAGGAGTGAAAAAGTAAAAAATGAAAAAACTTTTAGTGGTGAAAATAACCCAAATTTTAAATATAAAATAGAAAAAAAAGAATTATATAATTTATTTATAATAAAAAATTTAAAAATAGATGAAATTTCTAAAATATACGGTTGTCATAGAACCGTTATTTCTGATAATCTTAGGAAACACAATATTAAAAAAGTACTTTCAAATAAATACAATTTAAAAATAGAAGAAATACAAAAATATTTAGTTAATGGCTTGAATTTAGTAGAAATAGGTGTAATTTATGGATGTTCAAATAAAATAATAAGTAAGTTTATTAAAAAATATAAAAATGAAAAATAATAAGATTATACCTATAACTAGGATTAATAAATGGTTTAGTGAAGAAGATTTCAGTTTAGAAATCGATTTAGGTAGAGAGGCTATAGAAGGTGATGGTAATTTTACTGTAATTTTATATAGCGTTGATAGACAATTATCAGCGGCTGATAATGTATATGGTGAAGCACCAATCAACGGAATTAAATTTTTACCACCAGTCGAACTTAAAGTGTCACCTACGATGGCTACACCAGAAAACAAAACATATAATCAAGGTATGTTAAGGTATATAATAGATGGACAATTTACATTTAGAATATATGATAGCCAATTAAGTGAGTTAGATGTTAATATTTATTATGGTGATTATATTGGTTATCCAGTAACTGAAACAGAAATAAGATATTTTAGTGTTGTTAATGACGGTATTAAAAACTATGATAATCAACACACAATAATGGGATACAAAGGTGCATATAGAACAATTGTTTGTGCATCTGTTGATTCTAATGAATTTCACGGAATATAATAAATTATGGCAGTACCTAAAGGATTTAAGACAAACATAGATATTACTAATCAGAAGATAGGTCCAGAAAGAAGACAAGAAATTTTGGATGGTATTGCTGATAATGGTACATTTTTACCTAAAGGTGTATTAGAAGAGGATATGGACCAAACTTTTTTAGAATTTATAAATGACGATAAAAGAATGTCGTTAAGTATAGACGGTAAAAAAGTTCCAGTAATCTTTTTAACTATTCAAAGATGGACTGAATTCAGTAAAACATGGCAATTCTCAGATAAATATAAAAATATTGAGTTACCGTTCATTACTGTAGTTAGAAAACCAGATATTCAACAAGGTCAAAACCAAGCTGGATTATGGAACATACCAGTAAATAGAACATACACATATATGAGAGTCCCAACTTGGGATGGTGTTAGGCGTGGTGTTGATGTATATAAGGTGCCTCAACCTACATCAGTTGATTTAACATATGAAGTTAGGTTATTTACTAACAGAATGAAAGATTTAAATGAATTTAACCGATTAGCTCAAAGAGCTTTCCAATCTAGACAATGTTATATCAACGTTAATGGTCATCCAATGCCGCTGCATTTAGAATCTATTGGTGATGAAAGTAACATTGATGACTTTGAGAATACACGTTTTTATGTTCAATTGTTTGAAATTAAGTTATTAGGTTATATTTTAGATGAGAAAGATTATGAAATTATACCAACAATAAACAGACAATTGGTTGCGTTGGAAATAGATGAAGAAAAGATATATAACGATGTAATTTTTGACCCAGTTAAAAGAGGTAATTCACTTACTTATAACTTTTTATTTAAAGCAAAAGCTGAACCAAAATTTACATTCACATCACAATATGGTGCATATATAACACAATTGAAAGATATTGTTGAATTATCTAGAATAGTAATATCAATAAATGGTTCTGTTATCTTTGATGGAACTGTGTTGACAACACCTATAACCATAAATGGTGGTGATGTTGTTACAATAAGAATTTATAAAAACTTTTATTCAAATGGAAGTTTTAGGTTAATAGGAAGTACTTTATAATGGGATATCTATACAATTATGATGTAAATGAAACTTTTGTTATTGAACCTTTATCAATAACTGGTGATGTACCTACGGTTACTGCATGTACAGCAATATTTAGTAATTCATTTGCGTCATGTAGTGGTGATACTCAGATTATTATGGGTACTGGTACTATAATATTTGATGGTAACATTAGCGGTCAAAACATTAGTGGTAATACATTTAATGCTGCAACTTATTATAGTGGTGGTACTAATTTATTTGATATCATAATATCAACAACATCTAGTCAATCTATAACTGGCGGTACTTTTAATAATAATACAGATGTTTTAACATTATTTAAAGGTGATGGTAATATTTTAAGTATAACTGGGTTTACTGATTATTATATTACTGGTGGTACTTTTAACAAATCAACAAAAATTTTAAGTTATACTAGAAATGATAATCAAAAAATAGATGTTGAATTACCAGTTAGGACTTTTTTAAATAATTCTGGTCAAACTATTTCTAACCAAACATTGGTTATTGATACCGTGACTTCGATTAATAATAATTCTAATACGTTTTTTGTGTCTTATGTTAACGCATATAACAATTCTAGTGATTATGGATTCTGGAAAAGAACATTGGCGTTAAATAAAACTTCTGGAACGTTAACTATAATAGGTGAAAACTCAGATTTTGATAGAATTTCTAGTGGTATGACACCAAATTCAGTTGTTTACTCTGCAAATAGTGGTAATTTATCAATAATTGTAAGCGGTGAAACAGCAAAAAATTACATATGGTCTTCAAATTGGGAGATTATAAATTAAGATTTAATATTTATAAATAAATAAGTAGATGGCAACTAACATTAGGTCGATATCAATTGGTGTAATTCTTATACAAACTGGGAATGGTGTTCCAACACATATTTCCTCTAAGGGTACGCTATTTGTCAATTTAGATACAGCGGTATTATACATAAATAAAGATGGTGTCGCTACATGGGAAACAAATAATAGTGGTGGTTTTACATTAACCCAAAATCAATTTAATGCGATTACTGGTGCTACGTCACCTAGTAGTACTAATGTTTTTGCAACAATATCTGATATAGTTAGTTCTGCGTTTACTGGAGGTACTGTAAATGGTTTTACTAATTTTATTGCTGGAATATCAGCAACAACAGTAAGCGCTTGTACATCAATTCAAACAAATAAAATTGTAAGTTGTAGTGGTGACACTCAAATTAGCTTAACAAGCGGCCAGACAATATTTAATACTACTTTAACACCAAATATAGATAATACTATAGATGTAGGTACAACTTCAAAAAGATTTAGAGATGTAAATACTGTTAGTGGTAATTCAACAGTTTGGACATCATCGATAAAAGTTAACACTCCAACGTTGGATTTAGGGTTGGATTCACAAAGTAATCTAAGACAAATAACTGCTGATAATTCTATAATACAAGATGACGCATTATTAGGTGGGACTTATTAAAAAACTAATATATTTATATAATAAACGTAAAAAATGGCAAATAGAAACATAAGATTTATTCTAAAAAATAATGCTAACTCAGCCGCTCCTTTTTCTGGTGCTACAATATATGCTGGTGAGCCTATAGTAAATACCGCTGCTGGTATTATGATGTTCTCTGGTGTAACCAGTGGTACAAATGATTGGACTCCAGCTGGTACTGGAGGTAATGCTAATTTCTTTGAGGTTGGTTCTAACTTGTATAATTTAAAAATTAGAAATCAAATCACTTCTTATGCTGGTTTTAGTAATTTAAGCGGTAAATTCTTATCTGGTTCTACAAACGGATTTGTATTAGCTGATATTTCAACAATAGCTGGTATTGATACTTATGTTACTGGTGGTACTCCAAACAACACAACAAGACAATATGTTTTTACAAACAATTATGGTGGTACATTTAATGTTAACTCATTAACTGATATATTTGTAACTGGCGCTACAGTTTCGTATACCAATGCAAATGGTACAGCTATATTTACAAACACAACTGGTGGTACATTTAACTTAACTGGTTTAAAAGATACTTATACTACTGGCGCAACATTTAATGCTGGTACTGCTACATTTACCAAAAATGATGGTACTACTTACGATTTGACTGGTATTACAGCAACTGATACATATGTTACTGGTTTTACATATAATCCTTCTAGTAATTTATTAACAATTTTACAAAATGAAGGTCAAGCAAACAAAACAGTTAACATAACAACAATGTCTGGTTTAACTTTATCAAATTTAACTGCTGGTAGAGTTGTTTATGTTGGTACTAGTGGTTTATTAACAGATGAAGCTGGTTTTACATATGATGCTGGAACTAATACATTTAGCGTACCTTCAGATGGTACTGTTAATGTTGGTACTGGTGGTTTAAATGTTACTGGTAACGCAATAATTCAAGGTGATTTGACAGTATTAGGCGCTGCTATTTCAGCATTTACTAATCAATTATATGTAGAAGACCCTAACATTACTCTTAACTATAACCCAACTGGTAATACAACAGCAACATCTATTGGTGCTGGTTGGACTATTCAAGATGGTAATGGCGTAAATGGTGGTAATGTTAATTTAGATATTAGAGCATTAAACACGTTAACTGGATTAACATCAACTCAAGTTCCAAATATTACTGAATATACAACATCAACTGGATATGCTAACAGAGGTTGGGTGACTCAATTAAATGACATCGTTATTAGAAGTACAAATTTATCAACACCAAATGGTGTCAGAGTAATAGCTGAATTCGATGTTTTAGATGGTGGTTCATACTAAAAGATTTACTTTAAAAATATCATAATTATAATATGCACAATTTAACGATTGTGCATATTTATTTTATAGAGGTTTTATAACCAAAACGCATAACTCTTTATAGAGATTTTTAAGATATACCATTATATACATGGCAAATAGAAAGAACACGTTTTTATTAAAACGTTCAAATGTTGCTGGAAAAGTACCAGTAGCTGGCGACTTACAATTAGGTGAATTAGCAATAAACACAGCAGATGTAATATTATTCGCATCTGGAACAACATCAAATTCAATACTTCCAATAGGTTGGGATAGAGTTGCTAGAACTGGTGATACTATGACTGGTTCTTTATACGCCCCAAATATTTCAGCAACAACAATATCTGCCACAACATATCTTAATTTACCATCAATGAGTAGTTTTTATCTACCTTTGAGTGGTGGAACTGTTTATGGTAACACTATTTTTACTAGTGGGTTAACAGCTAGTACATTATATACTAGTGTTATAAATTTTGATATAAATTATACTGGTGCAACTGCTGTAGGTTCAATGACTTGGAATAGTACTTTTGGTACTCCGCAAGTTGGTTTAATTGGTGGTAATGTTGTACAAAAGATAGGTGAAACTATATTTTCTTATGTTAGAAATGATGAAGCAACAACTTTGAATAAAGGTGAAGTTGTTTATATATTTGGTGCTACTGGTGATAAAATATCGGTAAAAAGAGCTTCAAATACTGGTGATACAACATCTTCAAAAACTTTGGGTGTTGTAGCTGAATCTATTGTAAGTGGTGGTTTGGGATATATTATTACACAAGGTACATTGGATGGGTTAAATCTTGGTTCATACACTGCTGGTGACACTTTATGGTTGGGAGTAACACCTGGTCAAATGACAAATGTAAAACAATATGCTCCAAATCATACTGTTTTTATCGGTGTAGTTCAAAGAGCAAATAATGGTAATGGTCAGTTATATGTATTACCTCAAAATGGTTATGAATTAGAAGAATTACATAACGTAATGTCTACTGGTGCTACGTATGGTGATTTGTTGACGTTTAGTGCTTATAACGGTTCTAATGTTTGGGTAAATTCAAAGACACTTAATGGTTCATATACAATAACTGGTGACACAACTGTTGGTGGTCAATTAAAAGCTACTAGTATTTCAGCAACAACCTATCTTAATTTACCTATTGATGTAAGGGTTACTGGTGCTACGTATTCAAATAACACATTTACATACACAAATAATACTGGCGGTACATTTAGCGCATTGTTTAATACAATGACTGGATTGACGATAACTGGTAATTTAACCGTTACTGGTGGTACTTCATCATTATTTAGTGGTAATGTCGGTATGGGGGTTACTAATCCAGTCATACCACTCCATGTAAGAAGTACAGCAATCCCTAGTGATAGAGAAACCATTGCTCAATTTGATGTAAGTGATGATTCATCTTATTTCAGATTTAGTAATGCTACTGGCGCTAATAGTAATTTTATCCCAACACTAGAAGGTTATAATTCGAGTGATAAAATTGCTATGTATTTTATTGGTGAAGGAACAACTGATATAGGTACGGAATCTTTGATAAGATTTGATGCTAGAATTGGAATAACTCAAGTCATCAACCGACCATTATTCCAATGGAGTAATTATGGTGATGTTAAAATGACTATGTTAGCTAACGGTAATGTAGGTATAGGTACAACAACACCTATTGCTAAATTAGATGTTTCTGGTGATGCTAGAATAAGTGGTGGTTTAACTGCAAATACAATATCTGCAACAACTTATCAAAATTATCCTAAATCAACACCTTATACTTTAAATAAATCTGAAATTGTAACTGCAACAACAGTTAGTGATAATTTTAATACTGGAATCAGAATTAGTGGTTCGCCAATTAGTAATAGTTATGTTGGTGTAGCGATAAATGGATTGAATGTTGAAGTTGGTGATGGAGTAACAACAAAAGATTGTTATTTTTCATCTGATGGTACTTCTGGTGGTGTAAGAAATTTTAGTGGTATAACAACTGGTGATTATTTTATGTGGAATACTACTATTTCAGAATATGATTTAGATTCTAATGATATAATTTCGTTTTACTATAATATATTAGTATAAATAATAAAACATTTAAAAAATAATAAGTATTTATATAAAAAATAAAGATTAATATATCATGAGCAGAATAAAAATTAAACAAATACAAGGAATAGATAATTTAAGTTTTTACGTTAAAAGTAGTGGTAATACTATTAATAATGTCATAAATGCTTTATATACTAACACTATTTCTGCAACAACATATTACAATTTACCTACTGATATTTTTGTTTCTGGTGGTACTTATGACAATACTATTGGAGTTGCTACTTTTACAAACAATACTGGAGGTACGTTTAACGTAACTGGTTTTAGTACTAATAGTTCGACATTTAGTGGTGGTACTATCACTGGTCCAACTAATTTCATTAATGGTCTTACAGCAAACACGATATCAGCAACAACAATAACTGCTGATATTGTAAATACTTTTATACCAGAATTATCACCTAATGAAATTTATAGAGGTGTTATTTTTAGTAATAACTCTACTACAGTAACAACTTTCGGTGGTGTTACTATGGGTACGACAGCATCAAACTTGGCTCAATCTGTTGCATCAACTAATTTTGCAAGTAAACAAATACGTTTGAGATATTATGCAACGGTTGTTTCAACTGGTAGATATACTGGTACTAGAGGTTCTGCTTTGTTGTGGTTTATAGGTGGTGGATTTAGATATGTTTGTGATTTTAATATATCAGATACTGCTTTTGCAAGTACTTGTCAACAATTTTATGGGTTAGCTGGTCAGACAACTGATTTGGCTTATGGTGGTGTTGGTTTAACACAAGTAAGTACTTTAACTAACTTAATAGGTCTAGGTAATGATGGTGCTGATACTAACTTACAAATAATCCATAATAATTCTGGTGGTACTGCAACTAAAATTGATTTGGGTGTTAATTTTCCAGCTAACAGAACTGCTGGTTCAGCATCAACAACTGTTTATAGTTTAACATTATATAACGAACCATCATCAAATAATGTTAAATATATGGTTATTAACAATGAAACTGGTGCTATAGCTATGGGTACAATAACGACAAATTTACCAGAACCAACACAAGGGTTAAACTTCTTTGCAAGTAGAGCCATGGGTGGTGGTGGTGGTGTTACCAACTCTGGTCAATTTGATTTATTAAAATTAGGTGTTAATTCATTATTATAATATTATGGAAAAATTTACATTAACTGCAACATATTCAATTGGTAATAATTTAGAAGCGAATGTTTGTTTAAGACCTTCTAGTGATTTAATTGATGATTATATCTCAACATATCGAGTATATACAAATGAAGAAGAAGCATTGATAAACACACCTTTTTTAATTGAAGAGATGACACCATTGTTATTTCAAGAATTTAAAGAAATGAGTAATGTTCCTATTGAAATAAGAGACCAATTCGAATTGTGATTAATCTTCGTCATATAACCCTTTTTTAGGTTGACACTTATCACGAATCAATTTTTCAACAAAAGCAAACATTTTTAACCCATTTTCTTCACAGTATTGTTTTAACATTTCGTGCGTTTTTGGTGTAATTTTCAAGTTTTTGTCTCGTTTCATAAGTCTTTTTCTTATAAGTATGATAAAAGTATGATAAAATTCATACTAATTTATATTTATATTTTTAATTGGCTCTACTTTTGAAAAAATGTTAATATTTATAATAAAACGATAAATAATAACAAAAAACAAAAAACAAAATTATGCCAAATAAAGTATTTGTAAGTCCAGGAGTTTATACATCTGAAAAAGACTTATCTTTTGTAACTAGTCAAATAGGTGTGACTACGTTAGGGTTAGTTGGTGAGACAACTATTGGACCAGCGTTTCAACCTATTTTTATCGACAGTTATGATAATTTTAGAAAATTTTTTGGTGGTTTAAATGCTACAAAAGTTAAAGATAACAACGCTCCTTTATATGAGTTACCATATATCGCAAAAGAATATTTATCTCAATCAAATCAATTATTCGTAACAAGAGTATTAGGATTATCTGGTTTTGAAGCTGGACAAGCTTGGGGTATTACTTTAGACGCAGCTTTGGATGAGTCAACTACTGCTGCAACAACTACTACAACATATAACGCTGCTACTCCATTAATAAGATTTACAGCTACATCAGCAAACACTAACGTAACAATAGTTAGTAATGACCCATTGTTACAACAAATAATTAATAGTGGTGATTTAGATGCTGATTTAGCAATATTATCATTAGGACCAACTGGTACTACATATGAGATTGCTGGAAAAATTAAAACTAACGGTACATTTAGTGGTTTAACTACAACTATGTATCTTAATAATTTAACAGCTGTTGGTGCATTTATTACTGGTACTACAACTGGTATTACTAGTCATTATTCTGGTACTGGTTATTCAGATGCTGAAGATAAATTAGTTGTGTTATTACGTTCTAGAGGTGGTATTAATGTTGATACTCAATTACCATCATATGAAATTACTGGAACAACAAATGGTCCTCTTTTCAATCCTTCAGTAACTGATGCTGCGCTTGACCCATTAGCTGAATTTGCATTATCTGGTAAATCTAATATTCAAGGTAATTTTAACTATACATTATCTTTAGATAACACTAAGAAAAGTTATTTACCAAAAGTATTGGGTAGAACAAATAGTGATGGTAAAGCTGCAATATTTGCCGAAGAATTTTTTGAACAAATGTTTGATACATTAAATAACGCTGGTAAAATCAGAGGTATTAATTTAACTATGATTAAATATGCTAATTCATTTAATGATTACAAACAAGAATATAAACCAGCTGTTACTCCATATGTTGTTTCTGAGTTACGTGGTACTAAAGTATTAAGATTATTCAGATTCTGGACAATTTCTGATGGTAACGCTGCTAATGAACAATTTAAAATTTCTATTAGAAACGTTAAATTAGATACAAAAGAATTTGATGTTGTAATTAGAGCTTTTAATGATAATGATACTCAACCAACTGTATTAGAATCATTCTCAAAAGTGACTATGGACCCAACTTCTGTTAACTATATTGCTAGAAGAATTGGTACATTAGATGGTAACTTCCCTTCAAAATCAAGTTTTATATTGATTGAAATGGATGATACTAATAACACTTCAGATGCTTTCCCAGCTGGTTTTGTTGGTTATCCAATGAGAAATTATCAAGCAGCAAGTAATACTGGTGTTGTTTCACCTAACTTATTATATCAAACTGCTTATGGTGCTTTTGATACTTCATCTCAAATAGCTAAAAAATATTTAGGTTTATCTGATTTAGTAGGTATTGACGCTGATTTCTTTGACCATAAAGGTGTTGAATTTAGTGCATTAACAAAAGGTTTCCACATGGACTTAGATGCTGCTTCAGTATCAATTGATAACGAAACTTTCTCTTTCGAAGTTGGTGACGCTCAATTTAGAAGTGAGGCTGGTGTATTAGGTACTAAATATGAAAAACTTAGAGCTCGTAAATTTACATTTGCACCTTACGGTGGTTTTGATGGATGGGATATTTACAGAACTAGAAGAAGTAATTTAGATTCTTTCTTAATCAACGGTACATTAGGTAGTAAAGGTAAATTAAGTGGTGCGTTTAAAACTAGAACTTTATACAACGGTGACGCTGCTATAAACTCTGATTACTACGCATACTTAGAGGCTATTTGGACATTTAGAAACCCAGAAGCTGTTAACATCAACGTGTTTGCAACTCCAGGTATTGATGTAATGGATAATGGTAACTTAGTTGAAGAAGCAATCGATATGATTGAAAACGATAGAGCTGACTCATTATACATTGTTACAACTCCAGATACTGAATCTGATGGTGTAACCCCAATGGCTGCTACTGATATCGCTGATTTCTTAGATGGTACTTTTGACAGTAACTACACATGTACTTACTGGCCATGGATTCAAGTAGATGACACTGAAAATAATGTTTATGTTTGGATGCCAGCAACAAGAGATGTTGTTAGAAACGTAGCGTTTACAGATAAGAAAACAGCTCCATGGTATGCAGTAGCTGGTATCGAAAGAGGTGGTGTTAATGCAGTACAAGCTAGAAAGAAATTAACATTAGAAGAAAGAGATGTTCTTTATGAAGCAAGAATTAACCCAATTGCTACTTTCACAACAGATGGTATCAAAATCTGGGGTAACAAAACACTTCAAATCAAAGATACAGCTCTTAACAGAATCAATGTTAGAAGATTGTTATTACAAGCAAGAAAACTTATTTCTGCTGTTTCTATCAGATTATTATTTGAGCAAAACGATGCAGCTGTAAGAAACCAATTCTTATCACTTGTAAACCCAATCTTAGACAGTATTAGAAGTCAAAGAGGTTTATACGATTTCCGTGTTGTTTTATCAAACGACCCAGAAGATTTCGATAGAAACCAATTAACTGGTCAAATATTCTTGAAACCAACAAGAGCATTAGAGTTCATTCAATTAGAATTCGTAATTATGAATACTGGTGCATCATTTGACAATGTATAACCAAAATTAAAAATAAAGCAAGAAAGCTCTCATCTGAGAGCTTTTTTGTTTTTATAGATATTTATTATTATGAAGGTAATTAAAATAACGTTAGAGCAATTTAATAGATTAATTTTAAAGGAAGCTGAAAATAAAAAAGTGGAATTTAATTTTAATGTTGAAATGATTTTAGCTATGGGTAAAATCTTAGGATTAAACTTAAAAAATTACAATCTAGAAATAGCAAATAATGAATTAAAAAAGGAATCAACTTATACTAAAATAAAATCTATTTTGGATGATAAAGAAGATTTGAATAAAATAATTGAAGACTTGAAAAACAAAGGTTTAATTAGCGCTGATAAAAAATTTATCTATGATGCTGAGAAGATTGTAACTAATTTTAATTCAAATGCTAAAGAAAACGTTTTTGATTGTAAACTTAAACATTCTGAACTGATTAATAATATTTTAAAAAATAAGTAAAAAATATAGATAAAATTGAAAAATTTTTCATAATTAACATATTTATTTATAAAAAACAACAAATAATAAAACTAAATAAAAAACTAGAACATTATGGCTGATTTATTGATGAAAATGCCCTTACCATACGAACCTAAGAAAAAGAATCGTTGGTTATTAACTTTCCCAGCAGATTTAGGTATCCAACAATGGTGGTTATCAACTGCTTCTAGACCTTCAATCACACAGAACGAAGTTGAGATTCCTTTCTTAAATACTTCAACATGGGTTATTGGTCGTTTTACATGGGAATCAATTGACGTTACATTCCGTGACCCAATTGGTCCTTCAGCAGCTCAAGCTATTATGGAATGGGTTCGTTTACACTCAGAATCTATTACTGGTCGTCAAGGTTATGCTGCTGGTTACAAACGTCCAGTTGACTTAGAATTACTTGACCCAACTGGGGTTGTTATCGAGAAATGGTTATTAGATGGGACAATGTTAACAAACGTATCATTTGGTGACTTAGGGATGGATGATGACGGTATCGCTGAGATTACTGCAACATTACGTTTTGACAGAGCAATCTTATTATTCTGATTTTTAATTAAAATAGCTTTATCAAAAGCTTGACTTGTAAGAATTCTTTTAGTATATTTGTATTAAATTATGAATATATTAAAAGAATTTTTATTTTATGGTAATATGTAAAGAATGTGAACGTAAGTTTGATAATTTGGATTCATTGAGAAGACATCGAACCCAAAAACATGGTGTTAATGCTGAACAAACATATATTGATTATATTTTAAGTGGGGTTAAACCAACATGTAAATGTGGTTGTGGTGAATCAGTTAAGTTTTTATCTATTGAAAAAGGTTTTGTTGATTACATTAGAGGACATGTTGCTAGGGTTAATAATAATTGGGGACACAATAAAGAAGTATTAAGAAAATCACATGAAACACAAAAAAAGATGCATGCATCTGGTGATTTAAAAATATGGAATAAAGGTTTAACTATTGATGATTCAAGGGTGAAAGATAATATTGATAAGGTAATGTCAAACCAAAACCGTGGTATTAATATTTCAAAAAAACTTAAAGGTGTCCCAAAATCTCAAGAACATAAATTAAAAATACAAGAAGCTTCAGAATTAAGATGGTCTAATCCAGACGAAAGAGAAAAACAATCACATAGGTTAATAGAAAGATTGATTAAAAATAATTATAAAAATAAAAAGACTAAATTAGAAGTTACATTTCAAACATTTCTAGAAATTTTAGGTTTAATTGAAAAAAAAGATTTTACATACCAAAAACAAGTGTCATCAGCTTTATTTGATTTTTATATACACAACTCTAATTTATTAATTGAGGTTGATGGTGATTTTCACCATTGTAATCCTAATAGTATCCATAAAATACCGACTTTTCCAATACAAATAAAAACAGTCGGTAATGATTATAGAAAAAATTTGATAGCTGAAGAGAAGGGATTCAAATTATTAAGATTTTGGGAAAGTGATATTAAAAATAAACCAGAAGAAATTATGAGTATTTTAAGAAAAGAATTAGGTTTATGATATTTATTATTAAATAACATAAAATTAATAAATAAAAATATGGCAAAAGCTAGAAAAGAAGGTAAACCTAAGAAAAATAGAGGTAACTTAGTTAAGCGTTTAACCATGATTGCTAAGAATCAAGAACTAATAAAAGAATACGAAAATAAATAATAAAAAACCACTTTAACGAGTGGTTTTTTAATTTTACATAGTTTCTATTTACAAAAAAACTTATTAACATATATTTATTTTTAAAGTTATAACGAAATAAATAAGTTTTTCAAATATGGATAAAAAACCAAATGTTTTTCCTCAAAGAGAACAACCTCAAAACAATTTAACTGACGCTGAAAGAATAGCTAATTTTGAACAAGAAAAAGCTATGGCGACTCACGAAATTTATGAAAACGCTAAAAGTTCTGATGAATTAAGTTATTCACATAAAAACGCAGTTGAAATGATGATGCAGCGTACCAGAGAACAAATTCAAAGAAAAAATCAACAAGGTATGGTTGTTGAACCACAACTGGCTGAAGACGCACCTAAAAAAGTAGATGCTAATCAAGATTTGATACGTAAAAGAGATGAACAGTTAAGATTAAATCAACAACAAACTCAAAACTATCAAAAAATGTATGAACAATCATACAATAATGTAAATAATAACAATAATAT